CGGGGTCGATAAAGCACTAGATCGAATCAGTGGCCTACGCTCTTCCTTGGAGCTTTAACATGGTCGAAATCCCTCTCCGTTCAGACCTCCCGCACTTCACCGTTGTCGTCGAACTTGACGGTTCCATCTACCGGCTGGAGTTCATTTGGAACACTCGCGAGGCAGCGTATTACATGCACATGTACGACGCTGAGGAGTCGATCATCCAGGGCTCTCTTAAGTGCGTCGTCGGCTGGCCTATTGGCGTGCTGCAATGCACAGATCCACGGCGACCAGCTGGCATGCTTGTGTTCGTGGACTCGGCAAACTCCGAGCGCGACCCGGTTTGGATTGACGGCAAGGACCTCTACAACCTGGACACCGTGACCCGAGTCCCTGGCTACGGCGAGCTAGGCGACCGGGTGCGGCTGCAATATTGGACACTGGCGGATATGCAAGTGGTGGCCGACGGTGGCTGACCAGCGGCTGCAAGATAGGCGCGTCCGGCTGCTCATTGCAAACCGAGTAGCAGAGGACTACAAGAGCCTCACTGCGGACGTGACAGAGATCAAGGACTTGCGGGTCCAGTTCTCTGTCAAAAAGAGCGCATCGAAGGAACCAAACACGGCAGAGGTCACCATTACCAACCTGTCACCGACCCGTCGCGCAGCACTGCAAACCAAGGGGGTCAAGTTCGTACTGGAGTGCGGGTACGTTGACACCGGGGTCAAGCAGATCTTCCAAGGCGACGTGCGCCACATTTCGCACGTTCGCGAGGGCGCGGACTGGCGAACAGTGCTCAAGTCCGGCGATGGCGAGAGGGCGTTCCAGTTTGCTCGGATCTCTGAAACCCTAGGCCCGAAGTCTACCAAGTCGGCAGTGATCAAGCGGCTGGCTGCGAAGCTTGGGCTCGGGCTGGGCAACTCTGGCAAAGCCGCAATACCGGGAAGCTTTGAACAGGGGATCGTCCTGTCTGGCCCGGTGAGTCGCGAGCTTGACAAGGTGCTTAAAGGCACTGGCTACGAGTGGTCGATACAGGACGAGCAGCTAGTGATTCTGTCGGAGTCCGAAGTCAGCGGGCAGGACGTGCCACTTCTGACCCCAGACTCAGGCCTTATCGGATCACCGGAGTTCGGCGCCCCACTGGCGAAGGGTGGCAAGCCGCAACTCAGTTTTAGGGCGCTGCTCAACGCGAACATCAAACCAGGTGCCAAGGTGCAGATCCAGTGCGAGCGGTTCCCTCTTGGCGTGTCCGTCAAGTGCGCCAAGGTCGAGCACAGCGGGGACACTGCTGGGCAGGACTGGTACACGACGGCAGAAGGAGCGACACTTTGACCACGCGAAACACCACGCTGCAAGACCTGCTCGCGCGCTTCCGGGAATCGCTGCTTGCGGATCTGCACACGTCTCTCCCTGGCAAGGTGGTGAAGTACGATGCCGCCACGCAAAAGGCCGATGTGCAGCCGCTGATCAAGGAGCGCTACACGGACGAGAGCGGGGCCGCGCAGGCGCGCGAACTTCCCGTGATTCCGGCAGTCCCTGTGCAGTTTCCAGGTGCGAGCGGGTATCGGATCACCTTTCCGGTGGTTGCTGGCGATGTCGGGCTCATCGTGTTTTCAGAGGCCAGCCTCGATAAGTGGCTCGTCTCCGGTGGCACTGTAGACCCTGCTGACGACCGGCGGCACGATCTGACGGACGCGGTGTTTCTGCCAGGGCTCCGCGACTTCGGGCATGCACTGGCCAGCGCTCCTACAGACCGGGCTACCTTCGGCAAGGATGACGGGCTTCAGATCCACATAACGCCGTCGCTGGTAAACGTCGGGTCGAACAGCCCAGCAGAGCTTGAGTTCGCCGCGCTTGGCGATGCGCTGCAAACTTGGTGCGGGCAGCTTCATGCTTGGTTGTCTGCGCTGACTTTGCCGGTTGCAGGTGCCACAGCGGGGCCTCCCATCGCGCCATTTCCTCCCCCTGTTCCGACTCTTAAAAGCGCATCGGTGAAGGTGAAGAAATGACCACCTACCAGAAGATCACAGACTTCGGACTTGACGAGGACGGCGACGAATACGCCGACGCGACTGGGCTTGCGATGACCGGCGACCTGCCAGGAATCAAGCAGCAAGTGACGCTGCGGCTCGGATTCTTCAGGGGTGAGTGGTTTCTCGACGAGGAGAAGGGGCTTCCCTGGTACGAGGAGATCATCGTAAAGAATCCGAACCTGATACGAATCCGCGAGATCTTCCGCGAGGCGATTCTGTCCGTTGCTGGAATCAACGAAGTCACGTATCTGGACCTTCTGTTTAGCGCGTTTTCGCGCACCCTATCCGTCAACTTCAAAGCCTCGACCAATCTCGGCGAGCTTGGAATCAACCTAACGGGGCTCCCAAATGCCTAGCTATGGACTCCTTCCCGAGGGCTTTGTGCCCAAGCCGCAGACGGTCATCAAGGAAGAGCTTGATACCGTCTACAAAAACACGTTTGGCGCGCAGCTTGGCAGTGAGCCCGACGGCTCTATCCCTGCGGACTCTGTAGCTGGGCAGCGAATCGGACTGCATGCCGAGAGGATGGCCGAGCTGTGGGAAATCGGGCAGGCGCTTGCATCGAGCTTCGACCCCGACAACGCGACAGGCAGAGCGCTGGACATCCTGTGTGCAATAACCGGCACGACGCGCAACCAGGAACGGCAGACCGTCGGAACGGTAGCGCTCACTGGCGACCCCGCAACGCTTGTCCCTGTCGATTCGGTGATCTCAATCCCGGTTGTGGGTACGCAGTTTGACACCGACGCAAACGCGACCCTGGTAGCGCTCTCGGCGTGGACCGTCAATACCGCCTATGCGCTAGGGGCCCGCGTTACCAACGGCGGCGCACCGGCTCGGGTCTACCAAGCGGTGGCCGGTGGAACGTCTGCGCTTGTCGGCACGGGCCCGAGCGGAACCGGGTCTGCCATCGTGGATGCCACGGTCACATGGTCCTACGTGGGCGATGGTACAGCAGCGGTAGACGTGGCTTTTACGGCTCTCGACCCTGGACCCTTCGCAGCGCTCACAGGACAGATCACGTCGATCGATTCGCCTGTCAGCGGCTGGTTGAGCGTTCGCAACATGAGCGATGCTCAGGTGGGCGCCTACGTCGAAACTGACGCATCGCTGCGCAACCGGAGACAGGCAGAGCTTGCGGGTCGTGGAAACGGTCCGCTCCCTGCGCTGAGAGCCGACCTGCTCAAAGTCAATCAGGGGACTGCGAATGCCGTCGTGGACTGCATCGTCTTTGAAAACTACACCGAGGTGGTTGATGTCAACGGCATACCCCCGCACAGCTTCGAGGCGGTGGTTCTCGGTGGACTCGACGCGGATATCCGACAGTCGATTTTTGAAACCAAGCCAGCCGGCATCCGTCCACACGGTGGGGTAACGGGAACCGTCACCGACTCGACAGGCATCACGCACACGATCAAGTTTACCCGTCCGACGAGCTACTCGATTTGGATCGAGATAGACGTGACCTACAACGCGGCAACGTGGCCGCTCGACGGGCTAGCGCAGGTCAAGGCCGCGATCCTCGCAGCGCTCACGCCAGCGAACGGCTACACGCTCGGCAAGGACGTGACCGTGTGGGGAATCGGTGCTGCTGTCGATGTGGTGCCTGGCGTGATCAACGTCACGGCGATTCGAGTCGGCACTGCGCCCGCTCCTGTGGGCGTCGTCGATATTCCGATCGGGATTCGCGAGGTGGCTCTGTTCGACTCGGCGCGCATCCTGGTTACAGCCGTCGCGGGGACACCGTAATGGGCGACGTACAGCATGAGCTTGACCACTCGGGCAAGATGCTGGCGCGGCTCGCTGAGGAGTTCCGCAAGCCGCGCATCTCTGCTGTGCTCTCTGGAGAGGGGGCGCAGTATCAGGCCATCGAGGACGCCTACTGGCAACTGCTCACAGAGTTTGGCGTCGAGACGGCAATCGGCTGGGCACTCGATGTGCTTGGGCGCATCGTGGGCGAGCCGAGACAGGGAGCGCTTGACGCTGACTATCGGCTGCGCGTTCGGGCTCGCATCCGAGTCAATCGCAGCGACGGCACAATCGAGGACATCATCGAGGTGGTGCGGCTGCTGATTGGTTCGGTGCTGCTACCCTCCGCGACGATCAATCTGACGGAGTACTACCCGGCGGCGTTCGTGCTGCGGATCACTGGCATCGTCATCACACCGACACAGGCGCAGATCTACAGCTCGTTTATTCGGCAGGCTCGGGGCGCGGCCATCGGCTCGGGCTTTGGCTGGCAAGAGACAGCTGACGCCGATGCCTTCGTGACCGCCACATCGAGCCCCCTAACGGTCGCTGCCCTGGCCGGCGTCACGTCATTTACCGTGGCTGACACGTCGGACTTTCCGGCATCAGGGACCATCGTGATTGACGACGGGCTGGCCGGGTCCGAAACGCTGGCCTACACCAGCAAGACACCGACGACGTTATCAGGCTTTCCGGCGACGGCAAGCCCTCACACGCTTGGCGCAATGGTAACTCTCCCTGCCTCTGTCGGCAAAGGATGGGGGGACACCGCCAACCCAGCTACCGGCGGCGCTCTCGTCGGTGTACTTTAGGAGTTACGATGCTTGTAGACCTGATACTGCCCACGCTCGGGGGCTTGTTTGCAACGGTGGCGCTGATCGTCAAGTACCTCGACAGACGCGCCAAAGAGCGCGCCATCCTGGCTGCTGTCACAGAGGAGCAGCGCGACCAGATCAACGCTATTCCGCCGCTGTCGCTGGTGTTCATGCTGACGCTGGCGACCGGGCTCCTATGCTGCGCTGCGTTCATCGGCCAGCATGTGCGCGCCATGCGGCAAGAGCTGATCTGCGCCAAGGACTGCACAAGCGACAGAGACTGCCGACCCCCGGCAGTATGTCGGCGCGGAGCTTGGGTAGACAACG